CAGTTGTAGTAGCTGGCTTCATGACACAAGGTTCTGATGGTATTCCTTGGTCTGCTAGGAAGTGTGTCAGTGGGTCTTTATTGTCGCCACGGACTGTTCTGATGTAGTAGTCAGAGTGTCTCGCATGTATTCCAGAACTGGATGATGTCAGCTGTGAGACAGTGCCGCTTGGCTTGACCGCAGTTATAGAAGCTGACCTGTTGATACCTAATTCATCTGCAAAGTAGTTGTTAGTTTCTCTAGCAACACTACGCCATGTATCTAGCCTATCCTCAAGCCCATCTTCTCTTCCATTAGTCAACGTACAGTCCATGATGCCTGTCATAGATACACCTAAGAGTGCCTCTTCCTCAGTGTTGGTTGTCCAGCAATCACGTAGATACGGAAAGTGAGTTAGGGTTGCTTGGATAGTACCTAAGATAGTCGCAAGTCTTATCTTGTTCGAGATGTCAGCTTCAGTATCTGTAGCCCTGATGATAGCTTCTGTAAGATTACAAAACTGACCACCAGTGCCTACAACACCTCTAGTCTTAGTTTCACCAGTCTCAGGGTCTGTGTATTCCTCAAGACGCTGTCCTCGAAGCACTATTTCCGAACATGGGTTAGTCCCAAATTCCCAGTTGCTATCTCTATAACCATCGTATTGGGCTTTGTCTCTAGCCGCCTGTCTATTAAAGATACCACGCTCACCAGAACCAGAGGCCGCTAATGACGCCCATTCGTTCATGAAGTCTACACCGCTGGGCTTGCTTTCGAATGCCACTGAGTTGTTAGCTAGAGCATGGTGTGGGTTGTCGATGTACCATTCGCCACTTTTTGCAGTACGCATTTCGTCATCTGATAGATCACTTAAACTAATCATCGCTGAACGTCTTACGCCACCTACCACAACAATCGACCCGATCATACACATGATACTGTGGACATCTAAAGAAGACAGCTTGCTACCCTGCTTTTTCTTGAAGGTGTCTATGGTGTGTTCGAACAGTTCAACTAATGGTTCAGCACCAGATGCCCTACCACCAAATGTCTCTAAGCGTGCACCAGCTGGTCTAACATTAGAAACATCCCAAGTCGGTATGTTGCCGTGGTTGTAAAGTTCTTCAATGAGTTCCCTGTATGCCTTCGCCCAGCCTTCTTTACTGTCTTCTACAACAATCCTGTAGTCACCAGCTGTTAGCGTAGGCACGTCTGGTAGGCTATCGACATACTTCTTTTCAACAGAGAAGCCGACCCCTGTTCCACATAGTAGAATGAATAGGACTTCATCGAAGCATCTCATGTGATCTATAGGTGTATAGGAGCAATTATATCCTGCTGTATTGTCGCGCGATAAAGCCTTACCAGCCACCATCAATGACCTCATAGAAGGCATCACTTCTAAGTTTAATATTGCTTGCTCAATCTCATTAGCAATCTCACGGCTAACATGGGATTTCACCACGTTGTCCATGTAGCGAGAGACAGTCTCAGTCCAGCTCTCTCGTCTTCCTTCATCTTCTATCCATCTGGCATAGCGGCTGGTGTGTATGAAGGACTGGTAGTCAGTAGGCAATAAGTTGTTCATAGTGTTTCTTCTTTTTCTTCAATGAGTTCAATAAGTCGATCCAAGTACCAGCGGCACTTCTTGAGGTCTTCGACGGGTTTCTTTTTGTAAGGCCAACGCCACAGATACTTGAAAGCATTCTGCCAGAGGTACGCATTGTGACCCCAGACTAGAGAGCCATCAGCCATCGCTTGCATTGCGTCGATGCATTCGATTGATCCTGTGTTGTAATGAGGTGGTTTGTTTACAGCTTCATCTATCTTATCGGTTTCCATAGTATGACCTCACCTTTTTCGTTGTCCCAATCCGTACAGCGCAAAATCCGAGCCATACGTGCTTGTGTCAGCGCATAGTCCGCTGATAGTTTTTCTTTTTGATATTGTTTGACGACAGCATCCCAAGTCGGATGGTTTCCCAGTATCTTCTCAGCTGTCTTGATGCCTACTTTTGGACATCCACCATAACCATCAGTCATGTCACCCATCAGGGCTTGGATAAGGAAGTTCCTGTTGGCTTCCATGTCACTAATGACCAGCCGTTCATTGTCGTTTGGCCTGTAAAGACGACATGGGATAGTCTTCATGTCCTTGTCATCAGAGACAATGATTGCTTCGGTGTTGGGTAAAGAAGCCATGATGCCCATGACATCGTCGGCCTCTAAGCAGTCCACCATGATGCTATCGTATTCTTCCATTGCCCACTCGACGAGGGCTTTGTATCCTACAGGCTTACGGACTTTCTTACGTCCACCTTTGTAGGTATCCAAAATATCTTTACGGAAGTTATTCTGGCCTGATATGGTCACAATTACATCTTCTACAACCAGCTCTTTCTTGAACGCATCAACTGTCGATACGAAAAGTTTTTTAGCTGCTTTTAAATCTGTAGAAAGTGACCATACGTCATCACCCCAGTCTATCTCGTGCTCGACAGCAATAGCCGATCTAAAAAGATACAAGTCACCATCAATGAGTAATGTGGGGCGCGTAAATGACTTGTTTAAGAGTTCTGCTGATTTCTTCATGTATATCCTGTCCGTCTAGGGTTACGAACCAACGATTACCCCAGCTATCTTCATCTATTTGGTTTGTTATGAAGCCTTCACTTGCCGCTATGGCAACGTGTAGTGCTCCTACTCTTGCGAAGTCTGATTTGACTGTGAATGGCTTACGCCACGCACGGTCAATAACTATAAAGAGAAGCAATAAGTTCTCTAAGTAATCGTTCTTCTCAGTGCGTGTCAGCCCAAGTTCTGCCCACGGAATATTCTGCTTCAGTGGCAATGTTAAGTCCGAGAGCAATGCCAGCTTCTTGTGCCATTGTTCCAGCGATATTTCCGACATCTTCGGCAATCTCCTTTGTCTTACAGGCGATCTGCATTTCGTCATGGATCATGCCCATTATGAAAGCGTCCTCGCCATATTTTGATTTGATTGTGTCGTAGGTCATCATGAGCCAATGTTTTGCAACAATCGCGCCAGCTGACTGAAGTAATTGCGAAAGACAGCGATGGCTTGAGTTGCCTCGTATAGTCAGCTTTCGACCATCTAGGGCTTTGATGTATCCACGTTTAGAAGCTGTTTCTAAGTTCTTATTTAAAGTTGCAAATGCTGGAACTTCTTTAAAAAACTTGTCCTTTAGCTTCTTACCTAAAGCCCTACCACCACCAGCAACCTTGCCAACTAATGCATCACCACCACCATAATTAATGGAGTAGATCAGTGTCTTGGCTACAGAACGTGATGTTCCAAATGCTTTCGCATTGTATGAGTGGATGTCGCCTTCAAGTATAACTTTAACATACTCACCACCATCGTAGGGGTGTAAGTAACTAGCCAACAACCGCAACTCAATACCAGAAAGGTCTGTACCACAGATATACCAACCCCTTGGTGCTGTGAACAACTCTCGGCACTCTTTACCATAGGGTGAGTTTGCGGATGGTATCTGCTGTAGATTTGGACTTTGGGCTGACATTCTCGAACTGACACAGGAATTGCTATTTAGTCTATGCCGAAGTCTGCCATCAGGACTGCACTTCTTGATCCATGCGGCTGAACCCTCTGCCAACATTCCTATTCGTTTCTGCAAGAGAAAGTATGATGCTAACCTTTTGGCTTCTGGATACGGAAGGGAGTTTAGTATGGTCTCGTCGATCTTAGCTTGACCATTAGGCGTAAATTGCTTTGGTCTCCACTTGTACTTGTCCACTAGGCACTTCTGGATGTGCACCCTAGACGCTGGGTTAAAGTAGACTGTCTTAGACTTAACAAACAGTTCACCCTTTACATACCCACGGGTCTTGTTGTTGACTTTAGGATAGAAGTCCTCAGTAACTTCCCAAGGTGGAAACAGTTCCTTTAAGTCTTCCTCGATGACATGGCGTTTCTGTGCTAGTTCAGCATAGAGTTCACCAGCTTTCTTCTCATCGAATGTCCATCCGTTACTACCAATCTCACGGCAGATAGATGCCATGCGATGCTCAAGGTCGATAGACTTCTGTGTAGGATCAGTCTTCATCAACTTCTTGTAAAGAGTGTCAGTCACTTGGGTATCTTGGACACAGTATGACATCATCTCTTCATTGTAGGCTTCCCACCCACCATCGTAGTCATCCTTGAAGTCACCAAGGCGAAGACCCCAAGCCTTTAAGCTGTGGCTTCCCCAGAGTTTCTTTGGAAACTTAGCAACACTGAAGTTGCGTTCAGCATCCTCATTGAAGAGGTCTCCATGTATAAGGCGAGAGAGAACTAAAGTGTCAGTTACCTTGGCTCTTGTTGTCCACTCTGGATATACAATCTGTATCGCTGGGATGTCGTAGTCGATAATGTTGTGACCTATGATCTCATCAGCATTTGCTAGTAGCTCAAGTGCGTCTTCGATCTGGTCTGGGTTAAACGTGCGTACCTCGCCAGTGTCCACCTCACGGCAGACAATGCACCAGATAGTATGGATGGTATCTAAGAGGCCGTTGCTCTCTAAATCAAAGCCCCACCGACTCATCGCTTGTCACCAGAGCCCTTGATAACGCCACGTTTCTTTCGAGACTGTAGCTTCTCATGGTTCATGGCGGCTACCTCATTCATGGTAATGCCTAAGTCCTTAGATAAAGCCGCGATGTACCAAAGCACATCTCCTAACTCGTCGCATATCTCAGCTTTCTTTTGCGCTGGGATTGTATCAATACCATCAAAAGTAATGTCCATGTCTCTGATAAGTTTCTTGATTTTACCAAGCACTTCACCAGATTCATTTGCCAGACCTAAAGCTGGATAGATGACCTTCCATTTGTAGATCATTGTTGACGCCGCATCTGCTTGATATTCATTCATAGTGTATTCATGGATGCCTGTAGTTTTCATCTGAATAGCTCCCCTTGTGCATTGAGTTGTCTTGTTGCTTTGAAGATTTGCTGATTGCGTCCATACGGACTTTTGCGCTTCCCTATGACTTCAATAAGCCCAGCGTCTTTCAGCCATTTAAAGTGGTTGGTGATTGAGCCATACGGCATGTGCTTGAGTGCCAGCTGTACCTGTGCACTGATGCAACCTTTGTCTCCAGCCGCTTGGATGACATCAAAGACCATCCTAGTATTCTTTGTTAAATCTGTGTTTGCATACGCCTCGCGAGACGTGCTTGATAAACCACGCATACGTGTTCCTTTGCTTTACTAATGTTTTAAGTTGGGGGAGTTTTTAGAAACCGAAGTTACTATCTGTGGCAGTAAGTCTGCCTGTTTCGCGGTTGTACTGAAGTTCATCCGCTTGGCCTACAAATCCTGTATGCCTATTCTTTAATACGACAAGTTCTCGCTTGCCTGATGTGGGGTCTTCGCTGTCCACGTTCATAGCAATACAAGCAGTCGCCAGCTGTGCTAGGCTGTGGCTTCCTCTGAGCTGTGAAAGCTGTGCCCTGTCGCCACCTTCGTGTCCTCTTTCGGAGTTTGGTCTCTTTAAGTGTGACACAAGGATCAACGCTAAGTCCAACTCAGTACATAAGACTGTCAGAGTGTGCATGATGTGATCTATGAGCACCCTCTCGTTGTCACTTGCACCAGCATACGAACTAACGAGAATACTAATGTGGTCTAAGAAGACGACATCACACCCAAGCCCATGCTTCATGTACCTGATACGATTACAAATGGTGTCTATGTCAAATGACCCAAAGTGATCAAAGAGGTAGATTTGACCATGAGACAGCAAGTCGTCAAAGCCAGTCTTTATCTCCTCTGGTGTTGCCGCATCCTCATCAATCACAATGTTTCTATTGATATGGAGACCTACGAGACCTTGGGCTGTCCTCTTAGTGCTTTCTTCTAGCATCAACATGCCAACCCGTGTTCCTGTCATGTGTAAGTTGTAAGCAATCTCACGGATTAATGTAGACTTACCTGTGCCACTTCCAGCCACTATAGTCACAATTCCCTGACGTATACCTTTGAGCATGTTGTTTACCCTTGGGTATGGGTACTTCATTGGGCTCTCAGCGTCTGGAGTTGCTACAGTCTCTCTCATGTCAGACATCTGAACTATGCCATCAGGTCTGTAGTCAGCCGCCTGATGTATGGCATTGATGATCGCTCCAGCCTCACCTTCCACAAGACACTCATTAGCATCCTTGTGTGGTAAGACAGCGATCTTAACTTTACCAATGGGCAAGACTTCAGCACACTCAATGGCGGCCTTACGTCCAGCTTCATCCTGATCAAACATTAAGATTATCTCTTTAAAGTTGTTGAGGTAATCTATGTTCTCCAACAGGTTCTTCTTAGCTCCAGCACTGCCATTCCTCACAGATATTGTAGCGAATTTATGCTGTTGCACTTGACTGACGCTCATGGCGTCTATCTCACCTTCTGTAATCACCAGCTTCTTACCAGCTGACCAAAGGTGCATACCAAAGAGACCAGTGATCTTTCCA